AACTCTAATGATGTATAAGAATTTTTAGTATCAAAATGATGGCATAATGCCTTAATCATATATAGACCACTCTGTTGTTGATCCACATCAGATCTTTTTTCTCTATCAATTCTAGGAACTTCTACCTTAATAACATCACCTGCCTTCAAATTAGTGTTTGAAGGTACAAGCATAGTTATAACCTGCGTAGTAAGTAAATTGTATCTCATCATAGTTTGAGACTGAACCTTACCTGGATCAGCATTCATAGCAGTAGAAACACCAACTTCTAAAGTTCCCATATCCAATACAGCAGTTATATTTCTACTTGGATTTGATTGTAATTCTTCTGGAATTTTGGGTTTCTCACCCAAAGCAGTAAATTTTCCAGCATAATCATCATATTTAAACAATCCCTTATCATATGGAGTATATTCAAATGTCAAAGGATTCATAAACATACGATGACTACAAAATGCTCCCTTTCTTAATTTACCAATTAAATCTTGATTCCTATCAGTAGAATACTGTAGAATATTAAAATCAACATTTTGCTTAACACTCTTTACAACCTCAGTAAAGAAATATTCATATTTAGATGGTTCTTGTGTAACTAAATCATCAACTGATCTAAAATTAAACCCATCCCTTGTTTCAAAAAATACAAATCCTGCAGTAGAATCATCTTCATTCTTAGACTTTGCTGAGACTGACTTAGATGCTAACCAAGTTAATATAGTAAATGGTTTCCTCATATTACCCATAAAACCATACTTATTCTGTGTTTTATCAATATTCAATTCTTTATTAGTTTTCAAATAATCTTTAAAGATTTTTTCTACTGAATCTGATATAGGAGAAGAAGCAAACTTCCTACCAATTCTAGAAGTTTCATTTGTAATATTCTCTCTAGAACAAAGATTTAAAACAAAAGTTTCTTTTTTAGTCTCTGTGATAACATTGGTAATACTTTCTACATGAAGATATCTTTCTGGATCATCAGAAAAATCTAATCCAGGATTTGTTTCACTATTACCAGCAATCTTAAATGATAATTGCTCACCACCTCTTAAAGGCAATCCATTATAAATTGATTGAAGTTTTCCATCTGGTCCTTCTATAGCATCACCAGTACTTTGAATCATTGCCTTAGCAGTTATCACTGGGGAAAATATATTTTCAAAATATTCAAATGCAACAGTCTTACCTTTAAGATCAACGGTATTTTTTCCGTCTGCTGATCTCAATGAAAATTCTTCATATTGTGATGGATCCTTTGCTGACATTATAAGAACGCTGTTGAAAGAGCATCTACGGCTAACAAATATTTATTTGTCCCACCAGAAGAACTTTGAAGGGGAGCCTTCTTTCTTGGAGTTGCTTTTGGTGCTGGACTACTACCAGAACCACTAGGCATAGAAGGCATGAATATAGTTTGTGGCAATCTATTAGTCTTAATCTTTTGATCTATAATTTTCTTGGATTCTTTAGCAATATCCTTCAACTCAGGTATTATTGTTTTCTCTGCTTGTTTAAGCACTCCAAAAATTTCAGTAACCTTACTCTCAATCTTTGGAAGTTCCTTTTTAAGAGAATCCTTTAATTTAGTTACAGTTTCTTCAAATAATTCTTCAGCCTCATCCTCAGTAACAAATCCCTTCTCCTCTTGTACCTGTCTAACAAGAGTGCGATATAATTGATTTGCTGCTTTCTTCTTAGTAAGATTAGTCTGCTCTGTGTTAGCAATAATTTTTTCAATAAAATCAATTCCATAACTTTTAACACTTTCAGCAGGAATAACTGCCTCATCTTTATGAAGATATGCTAATCCATCCTTCTTAACCTTTGATGTTCCTTCCTTAAACATTTCAAAACCACTATCTTCACCAGGATCTACTTTAAATTCTTCATTAGTATCTTTTTTAGTTAAATCTTCCTCTTTTGGTGCAGTTTTAGATCCTTCAACTTCATCTTTCTTCTTTTCATCCTCCTTCTTATCATCTTCTTTCTTATCATCTTGTTTCTTATCATCTTCTTTCTTATCATCTTCTTTCTTATCATCATCTTTTGGTGGTTCTTCATTTTCCTCTTCTTTCTCTATCCCCATATCGGTTTCAAACTTCTTAAGTTGATCCTCTGCATCATCTAAACCCAATTCTTTAGTCTTAGTCAAATTATAAGCTTCTTGTTCAAGATCATTACTCAAATTAGTAAATCCCCTATTAATATCACCAAAAGTCTCTTGTATCTTTGCTTGCTCATCAAAAAATAATAAATTTCTAAGTTGATCAAAGGTCTCAGCAATTGCTCCACCAATTCTACTAAAGATCCCATATACACCACTAAGAAATCCAGTAAAGATACCAACTACTCTTTTAATAAATCCAATTAGTTGACCAATTTTTTTTATAATTCCAGGTAAAGTATTAATTGCCCACCCAATTAGAAGTATACCAAAGAAATCTAAAATTCTACCAAGAAATCCCTTAGTACTTCTGAATATATTCTTCTGTAAGAAATTACTAGGACCAACAGAACTTGATGCTTCTATCATATCCTCACGATCTTTTCTTCTAATACTTTGCAATCTTCTATTAAAAAATGAAGAATCACGACGTATTAATTTTTTTGAATCTCTAATATTTTTATTAGTTGTTCTACTAACAATATTAGCTGATTTAAACGCAGATGATAAAGATTTAGAAACATTGGATAATGATTGTCCAATCTTTCTAATACTAACTGTATTCTTAGTTAAAAATCTTACTGTTTTTTGCTGAGCCATATATCTAACTTAACGCTGGTGAAATATTAAACATCTTATATGAAATATAAACATGGGAATTTGTTGTATCAACTGGCATTATAGCAGGATATCCAGTTGCTGCTCCACCTTTAATACCACCCTGCTGCTGATCTCCTTCACCACCAGTAGCACCAGGCATTGGTAAAAAGAGTGGAGGTAAATCTGGTTCTTGACCAATAGATGACATATCCATGTCTTTTTTAGATCTTAAATTTTTAATCTCCTTTACTTCATTCTTTGGCTCTATTTTTGATTCTAAGGTTTTTATACGTTCCCCATACTCATCATTATAATTATCTAATGCGTTTTCAAAGGATTTAGCACCACTTCTTCCACTACCAAAATCATCTCTTTTTGGTTTCTGAAGTTTAATTTCATTAAGAAGATCTTGATCACTTATAGGCGACATCATGCTAGGCATAATATCACCATCATTAGGAGTAGATTGGGGTGGAGCAGCTTGATTATTCTGTTGCATATTATCAATTTTCCCATACCCATAATTAAAAGCAGCAGAATTAATAAGAAATGCCAATACTTTAGATTTCCAATCACCAGCAGCTAAACCTCTAGTAAGTATAGATGAAATAGTAAGAGTACCCATACCACCCAGAGTAGGTGCAATACTTTCACCTAATGGTTTACCACTAGCAGTATCCATAATAAGACTAGCACCACCAGCAAATGCAGTTCCAGTAGCAATATTTGATGCGGTTGATCCTTTCCAATTTCCTGGTTTGAGAAAATTCCTAAATCCTCCTCTAAAGGGATTTTTTATTCCCTTTAAAAATGCTATAGATGCTCTTGTAATTAAATTCCCAAGCATCCGCATAGGACCTGTAAAGATCCCTTTACGTCCAAACCTACCAATTCTAAGAGCTATTACTCCTAAAGTTACAAGAAGACCTTTAAATGCTAACTTAAATCCTAATAATACAGCAGCTATTGTACCTAATGTTCCAATAACATTACGGGCTAATTTATTTAATGCTGCCTTATTACCATCAGCTAAAAATCCATAAGCTTTTATTAACTTATCACCAAGCCATCCAGCTAATAATATAGTAAAGAAATTTGCTAATTTCCCCAAAGCAAATTGAGTTTTCTTACCTATAGTTCTAAGTGGAGAAAACAAAGCCTTTTGTATTCCTTGCTCAATTATACCTTCTTTTCCTTTTCGTAATCCTTGTTGTGCTGCTTGCCTCTCTCTTTGTGCTTCTGCCTCTTCTCTTTGACGATCTAATTGTGATTGAACTGCTAAATTAGATTTAATAACATTTAAAGAAAATGTTAATTGCCCTACTTGCCCTGCTATATTCTGTAAGGTTTGAGATACATTATTTAAAGATAAACTATTCTGAGCTATTATATTATCTGATATGGTATCAACAGGTGGAGCTACAGCTCTTCCTGTAAATGCTGAAGAAGATACATTTCTTCTAACAGCTCTTATTCCTCCTGCTATTGGCGATGATAGTTCAGCCATTCGATGCTTGCTGTGCTTTTAAATTTTCTTCTTCAATATATTGTTGTAAAAGAGTTAAATAAATTTCTCTTTCCCAAGGCATCATATTTTCTAGCTCTGTTAAACTATATTTATGGTGCTGCATCAATGCAAAGTTAATTTTATAGTATGACGCAAGATCTTCATGCGACATACTTACCCGAAAAAACTCTGTAATCCCTCCAAAACGATCTCACTTTCAACTTTAGTGTTTGGATTTATTACCTTAACTTTATGTGAAAGTTTTGGCATAGTATCAAAAAACTTCTCAACATCCTTAAATTGCTTGGAGTTTAAACCTTCAATAAATTCAGATAACTCTTTCTTAGTACAATCAGATGCTGCCCAAGACTCCTCTTCAGAATATACTTGGTCTACACAAGAGGCAATTAAATCAAAAGTATCATCAACAGCTAAATCACCACCAGAACTCAAATTTGTTTTAACAAATTCATTTAAAGAAGGATACTTCATTTTCATTGTATATTCATCATCTAATTTAATATCTTGACTATGATCCTTATCAATATGAACTTTAATCTCATCCAAATGTATTACAGCAGGAACTTGAGTTTTTTCATCATCAGGACATGTAACCATAATCTCAATATCTTCACCAACAGATTTTCCACGTATATTAAGGAAAATATATTCAATATCAAATGTAGATAATTTCTCTACTCTTATACCCTTTGAAAGTATACAAGATCCTATAACATCTTTAACAGCATTTGCTATTTGTTTTGGATCTTCACTTTCCATCGCAAGAATTAAAATCTTTTCTTCTTTTACTAAAAAAGGTCTAAATTTTACTTTCTTCTTAGATGAAGGTATAACCAACTCATAAGTAGGTGTCGAAATCTGTGGTAAAGGCATAATATGTTCACTCAGTAAAATTATTTAGACTAGTTTTTTTAACTTATAAATTTACTGCTCCAGAATCACCATCTTTAGCATTACTATTATTTACACCAGTAGTAGAACTATTATTTGTTGTAGACTTAGAAACATTAGTTGGCCAACCATATTGAACACCCATTCCTTCACGTAAAGGATTTAAAATATCAGCCATATTATCATATGGTCTAAAATTATACATATTTGACTCTTCTGCTCCAGTATTCAAATCTCTACCAGCAAACTGGGATAATGTTGTTGTTTCGCCAGAAATATATCTATCATAATGGAAAGAACAAGTTGCCTTTAACACATTTGAATTCTGATATTGAACTCTTGTAGAATTTAATGCTAATGGAAATAATCCAATAAATTTATACTCCAAAAACTGTCTATGATTCTTCTCAAATTTTATAATTCTAGTTTCATTTGACTTATAATACTCAGGATACCTCATTCTAAAATGATAAGCATTTTCTTGAGGTCTTACACCACTAGATCCAGAAATATACTCCATCCAATGCTCTAAGAATCTAAGAGATTTATATTGATTATCAACATAAAATTCTAAATCAATTTGAGTAAATTGTCTGGTGTGTGCCATCTTTTCAATGACACCCTGATACTCTCCTCTAACATCAAGAGTAGCAAAAGAACTTCCTGGTATAGAAGCACCACTACACAATAATCCAATATCCCCTAAATCAAATCTATCATCAATACCCTTAGATCTCAAATGGGTTGTTAATGGATATGCACCACCATTTGGTATAGCAAATCTAACCAAATAATTGGATGTTTGTGCGACATTTTGAAAGGTCGGTAATATCTGTGATATTTTCTTTGGAAATGGAGCTGGCACTCTAAATAGTTTTATTATATCATATCTATTTAGATGGCTTATAAAGGAAAATATCAACCATCTCACCCAAGAAAGTATAAAGGTGATCCTACAAATATAACTTTTAGGTCATTATGGGAACGTAAATTTATGAATTGGTGTGATCAAAATGCTAATGTTCTAGAATGGTCAAGTGAAGAAATTATTATACCTTATCGTGGTCCTGATGGAAAACCACACCGATATTTTCCAGATTTTTATATGAAGCAAAGGCAAAATGATGGAAAAATTAAAAGATATGTTATTGAAGTAAAACCACTGAAACAATGCAGTCCACCTAAAAAACCAAAACGTCAAACTCCAGGTTATATTCGTGAAGCATTTGAATATGCTAGAAATCAAGCAAAGTGGAAAGAAGCAAGAGAATGGTGTGCTGATAGAAAATTAGAATTTAAAGTCATCACAGAAAAAGAATTAGGTATAAGTTATGGCAAGAAGAGCTAAAAGAAGAACTGGTGGTGATTCTTATGAAGATGTAAAATATCAAATTAATGTAAGAGAAGGAAATAGACTTGCTCCTGTATTAAGAGATCTTATAGGAACAGAAGATCCAGAAGATTTAGCATTAGATATACTAGATGTATTAAATGAAGGTGGAAAAGTTCCCACAGTGGGAAATTATTATGTATTCATCTATAATCCAAAAACACCAAATATTCAATACGACCAACATCCATTAGTTGCTGTACTTGCGGTATTTGAATGGGGTTTCCGTGGATTAAACTATCATTGGGGAGAAGTTAGACAATATACATGGAATGAAATAGCAGGTGGGTTATATATGGTAAGTGATCTAGAATTAAGATCACTTAGAACGATTCCTTTTGCTAGATTCCGTCTAAATAGTTGATAATCAGAAAAATAGGTCGATAATGACATCGAGATCGGCAAGAATACAAGCAGAAAGAAAAAGACAACAGGAAGCATCCAAGGCATGGAAAGCAGCTAATCCTGATTATAAACCTAATACAATAACAGGTCGTCTAAGTGGGCCTGAAAGGCGTAAGAAATGGAGAGAAGCAAGAGGTCTCGACCAGACGGATCAAACTGACACAAAAGGTGATAATGAGAAAATAACACTTGGTAGTGGACAAGGTGGTAATAATAGATCCATAGCAAAAGGTGCAGGAAAGGTTTTTGCGTATCCTTTAGGAAGAGATAGAAGAGATTCAGAAGATACCTTATTAATAAAAGCAATTGAATATATTCCACCAAAATCAGGAGCAGGATTAGGTGTTACTATAGAAAATGAGGATGGAAGTCTTACTGATCTAGGAGATAATAGTGTTGAAGGTAAAAAAGCAATAGGTAAAGCTAGTGTAAAAATTAACAATGAGAGTATGACAGACCGTATGCGTAACGGATTTGCCAGCGATTCAAGTTTTAAAGAAGGAATAAAATATTATGTCCATCTACCAATACCAGCAAATGTAAATGACACAAGTGCTTGTCAATGGGGTGCTGATACAATGAATTTCTTTGAGATGGCAGGATTGGGAATTGGTGCTGCTCTTATTGGACAAGAAGATGGTGCTGCTACTCAAGCAGCAGTAATGCAAACCATGACAGGTAATCTTAAAATTCCTGGTTTAAATCCAGATCTAAGAAAAGCATTTACAGCATCTGTATCTGGATTAGCATTAAATGCTTTAGGATCAAATGTAAGTGCTAGATCTGTTTTATCAAGATCAACTGGTCAGGTACTAAACTCAAATACTGAATTACTATTTGAAGGAGTTGCTTTAAGGACTTTCCCATTTGATATGACATTCACACCAAGAAGTCCAGAAGAAGCAAAGGTTGTTAAAGATATTATAAGAAGTTTTAAAAAATCAATGTCAGCTAGACAAAACGGTGAAGGTGGAAAAATGTTCCTTAATGCACCTGATATCTTCTTACTTAGATATCTACATCAAGGAAAAGATCATCCATTTTTAAACTCATTTAAACCATGTGCTCTAACTCAATTGACAACAAACTATACAGGAGCAGGAGTTTATTCAACCTATAATGATGGAACACCAGTTCAAGTTAAACTGAGAATGGTATTTAAAGAAATCAATCCAATTTATCAAGAAGATTATGATGATTCAGCAGCAGGACCAGGAGTAGGATACTAATGGGATTTTTTAGAGAGTTACCAAATTTTACTTACCAATCACCTCTAAGTAATAGAATTACTTCTAATGAGTATATCTTAGCAAAAAACTTTTTTAGAAGTGCTAAGACTCTTGATTGGTTAAAAAATAATATTACAGTGTTTAATAAATTTATTATTGAAGACAATGATCGACCAGATATAATAGCAGAAAAATTATATGGAGATCCAGAATTAGATTATGTTGTGATTATAATAGCAGAAATAACAAATATAAGAGAACAATGGCCACTAACAAATCAAAAATTATACGAATTTGCTGAAGATAAGTATGGATTAATTGATCTAAACGCTCCACATCATTTTGAAACATATGAAGTAAAAGATGATAAAGGAAGAACTGTACTACCTGCTGGTTTAAATGTAGATCAACACTTTAAAATTGATGGTCCAGACACAAAATTAAATGGTGGTGTCTGGAAAGTTGTAAGATCAAATGGTAGCGAAACTACTGTTGATAAAGTTGAACTAGATGTAAATGATATAGCAGTAGGAGTTTCTAACTATATTCATGAAGTCAACTTAAATGAAAAGAAAAGAAAAATAAAAGTTTTAAAGGAAGCATATCTGCAAATGTTCTTAAATGACTTTAGAAGAGTTATGAGATATGATAGAAATACACAATATATAAATCCAAAATTATTAGCAACTGAAAATACACGTATTATAGAATAAAAAAGACCCACCCGAAGGTGAGTCTTCCCAGTATTCAGGCTCTCTTGGATCATCTTTCGGATCCCAGTAGAAGAACTTCATCTGGGATAATCGACAATGTTTAAGAGGCTTGATTTTCATTAACTTTCTGCTAATTTAGCAAAGTATGATAATGCTTCATCATCTTCATCTGAAGAAGATACTTTAGATACAGATTCTACAGTTTCAACAACAGGAGTAGATGCTTTAACATCTTCAAACTCTTGCTCTATAGTTTCAGTATCTTGACGAACTTGCTTAGTTCCAAGAACATTACTCAAACGAGTCTTAAGTTCATCATAGGATTTAAACTGATCAGCAGCAACTAATTCTGCTAAGGAATGCTCCTTCTTCCAGACTGCTTCCATCGCATCGTCATCATCTAGTAAAGCACTAGTAGCAGCGAACTCAGAAGAGTCATAGTTACGATAACCAGCAACGTTCTTTGCCTTCAACTTGAAGTTAGCACCTTGCCAGAAATCGAATGGATCAATTGCTTCCTCATCCTCAAACTCAGGCTGCATTGCTGCAGTTAGTTTGTCAAAGATCTTCTTACCATACTTGTATAA